AGCAACAGCAAATGGATCTACTAACATTCCAACATCTAGCGCGTTAAGAGTTCATGTAAAAAATAACGCTGGTACATTGCAAGACGCTTATTACGTCACCGTCGCCATCTTCCGCTAACCCCGTGGAAATCGACGGGGTTGTAATTCGCTAGAATAAGCGCAACAGCAGCCTGAGGGCCAGTGCTTGAACTTGTAGCGGCCCTTGCTGGCTCTAGCGCGACTGCGCTATGGATGAGTTGGAACAATGCCTCTAAAACCGCCCGTGAGAACAGGGATCTTACCTTGAGGCTTACTTTGGCTGTTGAGACCATTGGCAACCGACTAGAAGAATTGCACCTTGACTACAAAGCGGACAGAAAAGAAACCCAACACCGTCTGACAGCAGTTGAAACTAGGGTTACAGTATTGGAAACGCAAAACCAGCCATGATGAAACCCAAGCCTGGCACTAAAGGCGGCAAAGGCACCAAGAAAGGCGGCAAGGGGTACTAATGGCAGCTAAACGCGGGCTTTATTCCAACATTAATGCAAAGCAAGCACGGATAAAAGCCGGTAGTGGCGAACGCATGAAGCCTCCTGGAGCGCCAGGTCGCCCTACAGATGCTGCTTTTAAAGCGTCAGCTAAGACCGCTAAGAAGAAGCCAAAGTAAGATTATTAGGTATTGTATTGGTGTCTCCACCACAGTCCCATGTCTCTTGCTTTTCTTGAAAACCCAGTGTTTTGGGTAATTGTTGCGCTTCTTTCCGAGCTTATTGCGTTAAGTCCTTTAAAGAGCAACAGTATTATTCAGCTGATATTTAGTGCGTTGAGGTCTATACAGGAAAAAAAGCAACGGGGATAACCTGGAAGCAAGCGTGGCAGCAGTATTGGTTTGAGCTAACCCTTCCGTTTAAGCTTGATCAAGCAGAAGCGGACTGGAGCAAGGCGCAACCGCTGCCACAACTTCCGGTTGTCATAGAACACCCTATTGATGAAGAGCTGCAAACAGGCGATAGCCGTCTGTTGGGCGGCAGTTTGTCTATTCATGCCCCTTACCAACGCAATTGATGTCTAACTTCCTGCTTGCCGCCAAGAACACAGTACAACCACCCCTCGCTCACCAACAAGCTGCCTGGAATTTTGCTTGGGATCAGCTTGACGACAAACAAAAAGCCGAGTTTTTGGTGCTATTCAGGAGCGACCCCCCGGTCAAGCCTTCATTATCTGTACAACTTGACGTGCCTTACGAGTACCAACTGGACAATGCCAGTGGGCAGGGATATAGAGAATGTTTCAGCAGTTCATGCGCCATGGTTGCAAAATATTGGAAACGTGTTGATTCAGATGATGCGTACAACAAATCAAGAATTCGATATGGGGATACTACGGACGCAATGGCTCAAGTTAAAACGCTGCAAAACATGGGTTTAGATGCAAGGTTTGTCACCAACGCATCGGTAACCTTGGTAGAAAATGAACTCAGGCACAATCGGCCCGTGGCAGTGGGCTGGTTACACCACGGCAGTGCTTTGCACCCAAGTGGCGGCGGCCATTGGTCGGTGCTAACGGGTTTTAACAACCAGTTTTGGGTAGTCAACGACCCCAACGGAGAGGCAAATTTAATCCAAGGCGGCTATACCAGTAGTGCTGGCGGTCGCGGCCAGCACTACTCACGCCTTAATTTTAATCGTCGTTGGCTTGTTGATGGGCCTAATAGCGGTTGGGCGATTTTGTGCAAACCTCATCCACCTTACGATGATTGAAACCAAACGCCTTAGCCCTGAAGTCTTAGAGCTTCGCATCCCGTATAAAAGCGGGGAAACGTTTGAGTTCTTTTTGGCTTCCGATATTCACTTGGATAATCCCAAGTGTGACCGAAAATTATTTGCTCGGCACTTGGATGAGGCTAAAGCTAAAAATGCACCATCACTTTTCTTTGGTGACGTTTTCTGTTTAATGCAGGGATCAAAGGATCGTAGAGCGGATAAGGGGAGCATTCGTATTGGCCATTTAAAAGGTGCTTATTTTGATACTGTATTTGAAGAAGGTGCTAATTGGCTTAGCAAATGGGGAGATAACATCTACATGATGAGCGATGGCAACCACGAAACTGCCATTATGAAACATAACGAGGTAGATCCTTTGCGGAATGTAACCCGTTTAATGCGCGAGCAAGGGTCTAAAGTAGAACACATGAGTTATCAAGGTTTTATTTATATCAAATTTTATCAACAAAATCCAGATGGCTCACAAGGCAAAGTACGAATGACTACCTTGGCTTTTCACCACGGTGTATGGGGTGGAGTAGTGACTAAAGGTACGCTTGGTGGGTCAAGATACTTTAATATATTTCCTACAGCAAATATTGTTCTTAATGGCCACAACCATGAAAGAACAGCAGTAACGCACACTTGCTATATGCCTAATGCTGTTGGCCAAGTAGAAATAACCGACAGATTGCATCTTCAAAGTGGAACCTACAAAGAAGAATTTGGCAAATTTGGAGGATTTGCGGTCGAGAAAATTGCTATGCCGAAGTCGCTGGGCGGGCTTTGGTTAAAATTAAAACCAAAAGATAAAGGCGGGGTAGCTATATCCTGTGAATTTGCCACCTAATGATCAATCAGTATGTTGTTGAAGTGTGGGCTCTTATTGCTGTACACAGCCCTTATGATGCCGACACAGTTGAGGACAACATGGCTTCTATGCTAAAGGAAATGGCAGCTAGCGACGGCCATTTGCTTGTCCATGACGTTGATTCCTACTTACTTCCTGAGTTAAATGGAACACCAGATTGATGAAACTGAACTTCTTTCTAAGAAAGTTACAAAAGCTAAGTTTAGAAAATCAATTATAGAAGAATGGGATAGTTGTTGTTATGTATGCGGCAAACACTTTGACAAGATTACGCTAGATCATCTAGTGCCTAAGAAAGCTGGTGGACACACAACCCGTTTTAACTTGGCTCCATGTTGCTCGGTTCACAATCGTAGCAAGGGGAGCTCGGAATTATGGAGCTGGTGGACGCAGCATCCAGAATGGAATCTCGACAGAGCTCTAAAACTTTTGCGTTATCAACGTCAATCTCATGGTTTGCTGCTAATTGACGATAATACATTATGGCAGGCCACATGTGTTTCCATTCTTTAACTTTGCCGTTGTAAGTAATACGACAAACAGTGCCGCTGTCGGCATTAACCATCATAACAATTGGTGTCATTTTCTTTAGTGCAAAAAGATAAATCTTTGGGAAATACTCGAACGTATTGAATATCAAAAGGTAGCTTTTCCCATATATCACAAGCTATAGCTGCTTCCCAAGCCATAGTTTCAGACGGCGCCATAACTACAGTTTGGAATGCACCACGTTGGATTTGGTTTGTTTTATCAATATAGTTGGCAGGCACTCGAACAACAAACGCTTTAAGGTTAGCGGTTGCCACGGACGGCCATCCAGTGTGCTCCTTCTGCGTTTCCCGTTTTAGGAAGATCCTCCAAACTGCGGCCCAAAAATTGCGCATCGGTAGCCCCCTCAATATTGCCCATAAAGGCTTCTAACTCTAAATCCCAAAGTTCGTCTTTGCGGTCAGCTATGGCCCGATCTTCATCAATTGCCAAGGATTCATTCCAATATTCAATAGCACCAGCTAAGGCGTCCAAACGGTCGTCATGCTGTAAACAGTTCCTATCAAACGTGATATGAGTTAGCTGGTGAAACAGCTGATACGCCAGCCTTCTTTCAACGTTGTCGGTATCCCGTGTTTTAGTGTCTTGTTCGATTACAGACCGATTAATAACCAGCCTGTGCTGGTTTAAAACAGGCTCAAGAGCTTTAATAATCCGCCGTTCTTTTTGTATGTTGGAACGTACAGGCTCAACTGTGCATGGATGGTGCAGGCGTAAAAACGGTTGCAGCAAAGCTTGCAACATGCCTTGGCCAAACTGGTCTTCTAACAGGATTAGGTTTACCTTATTGCGCTTAGCAGCCTTGGCTATACCTTCTAACACTTCTTCTGTGTAGCCCTCGCGGTATGCACCAACTTCTAGTACAAACAAATTACCGTTTAAATGAGCAACAACGGCATAAGCAGTTTCGTCAGCACCTCGGCCAGACGGGTCAACAAACATGACACAACCAGCAAAGGGCAACCAATCGCCATGAATAAATGCAGGGCGGTGGTAGTAGTCGCCACTAAAGCCAACGGCAGGCAGGTCACTAATTCGATATTCAGCCCCAGAAGACCACACAAGCTTCTCTGGGGCGTGATCGGCCACCTCTAGCACCAAGAGATCGGTCAGCTTTAAAGGAAAGCGCTCTAGGTCAGACAGCGAAGTATCTAATTGGAACTGCAAAGCAAACTGAGATTTGCCGTAGCTCATCTCCCGTTCAATCAGATCCATTTCAGTAAAACGACCTGGATCAACTGGTTTATTAGCTAGGCTTGCTGGCGCTTCTCTAACAATTGCAGCAAGCCTGTCACCATATCTTTCTACTTTGGCTGGGTATCTAGCTGGCCAAATGCAAGTAGTAAAGCCTTTATGCAGCAACTTGTTGTAGATCGACTCTTCTGTTTGTGGTGTGCCGAGATACATGATCTCACCGCCAGGCTTAAGGATGGCGTTGTATTCCCCTACAGCAGCTAGTAGTTTTTCCCGCATCCCAACCGACCAGGATGTTGTAGGGGTTTCTATGTCGTCTGGAATTATTAGATCTGCCCTAGAACCAGTTACTTGGCCAAAAATGCCCACAGCTTTAACAGATGGGCTTTTATCTGGCCGCGACTGGCGTACATCAAACGCATGTACAGCAGATCGCTGTTCTTCTCGTTGTGGCTCTAAGCATTGCAGTATGGGCATGTCACGTATTAGTTGCAGGCAGAAGGTAGTAAAGTTTTTAGCTTCTGCTCCACTAGCTGAGTTGACCATGATCTTTTGTTGTGGGTCTAGCCGTAGCCGCCACAAAACAAAAGTCGCCGCCATCCAAGATTTACCAACCCCCCGGTAACCTTGGATAATGCGACGACTAGGGCCGTGCTGCATAAACTCAGCAATATCAAGCTGAATTGGTGTTGGGTCAGGTAGACCCATGTGTTTCCATACGACACAAAGAAAGTAACGAAAATCACTGGCAAATGGCTCTGGCAAGTCATGCCAAGTGCCAAGCGATTTAACAGCCACTTAGTTCGATGTTGCTACCTTGATCGTAACTGTAGGTGTACCAGTGCTAATGCTTACCAATTGACCCCGTACATATAGCACAGGTGTATTAGCAAACACATAGCCATAGGTGCCGTTAGCGGTCAACGTTACATCTGACTGCAAAGTAAAGAAGTTAGCGCCGTCTAAAGAGCCACTAAGCCTGACTACAACGTTTGTGCCAACAGAAGCCAACGTCACTTGAAAAGCAATGTTATTGCCTGAATCAAGGTGTTGAAAATTAGTAGTGCCTACAGCCGTAAGAGCTGTAAAGGCGGTAACGGTAGGTATAGTCATCAGCTGTTCACTGCTTCAACAACACAGAAGTTGATTGTCAAAGCTTCGGATAAAGAACCAGCAGTAGTGTTTAACACCCTGATTACACAAGAGCCAGAAGCAACGGTAATGCAACGACAGAAGTAAGCGCCACTGGTGCCGCCTGTGCCTTGATTACAAACAATAACGTCTGTTGAGCTTATCTGGGTATTGGTAAGGGTAAACGACACATCAGTAACAGTGGCTAAAGCAGATGCAGCCATGGTAATAACACCAGACTTCTTGCTCAATGTTACGCCTGTGCTCTTACTGGTGGCTTGCGTAACAGCACCGCCAAAACCTGTACCAATACCTATAGCCGGCGCATTGCCAGCAGCTCTATTAAGAGGCGTTGCAATACTAAAATTTGCTGGGATGTCATCAACTGTTGGGGGCATGGGGGGAAACCGGGTGGATTAAGCGACCTTACGGCGCATGTGCACTACCTTATCAAGATTTGGCACAGAAGACACTAGCTCTCCAAATGGTGTGCCGTCTACTGGTACAGCAGTAATTTGATTGTCTTTTAAAAACTGACGCAATATGCCCATTTCACTAACTGAAATAGTTCCTTCTACTAACTTCTCACGCAATAGTTCTGCTAACCCTGCGTGGAGTTCTTGAAACAAATCATCGGTTTTTGCCAAGGCCCCCTCCATTGAAACGACACATCGATAGTAGCAAGAAAGGGGCCGTGCTTCAGCCCCTTTGCTCTTGGTCAACCCACCACAGGTTCACTAAATAACACTA